AGTATTAGCAGCCATCCTATAATTGCTAAAACCAGAACTATATTGCGCAAAAACGCCAAAGCCACCAGAATCTCTTAAATAGTTAACTGCTCCCGTAGCACCTTTTAAAACAGTACTAATTGTATAAGGTTGAGCAGTAGTTCCACCGCCAGAATTTAATTCTCTTTGTGTAGCATCAGGTTTATACTCTGGAGCAGGGTTTCCAACTGTATCAACTAAAACAACACCGTTGCTAACTAATAACGGTTGATTTCCTGCCGTTGTTTGAGTTGCATTAAAACCATTTGTACTTTGGTCATACTTTGTAACTAAATATCCATAATTATTAGCACCAGTACAATGTGCTAATAATGCCGTTGTATCCAAATTACCACTACCATCAAAACCTATATTAATCTCTGCATTATCACCAGTATTTGTTGAATTTGTACGCCTTACTCGTATTGCACTACCTAAGTAATCGTCATTTATACGCCTAAAAGAATATGCAGTTTTTGCACTTACTGATAAACTATTTAATATACCCACAACCTCACCTACCCTTCATAGATGAGATTAGGTCAAATCCCATCCCACCAATGTGTCAACTAATTTGTCCTTATGGAGTTGAATCATATGTGAATATTCTTCCGACTCTGTATCAATTTCTAGTACCCAATCATTTGAATAATTCCATTTTTTCGAGCCATCTTTTTCAAGTGAACCAGAATCAACTTTTTTCTGAAATATCTTATTTCCATACAAAGTACCATAACTACTAATATCGTAGTTTACTCCTTTGTTTTCAATTTGCATTATATAAAGTTCATGTGCAATGCCGCTTAATCTTGCTTTTTGTCTTATTGGGTCTGATATAGAGTCAGACCCTTTTAAGTATTTAATCATAGTTAATCACCTCTTACACTGTTTCGGTAGTTATACCCGTTGCAGCAAAATTAATGTTTATATCTTGATTGCTAGCTGACTGGTCTGCAAATGTCCAATATGCAATTAATTTTGAATTTGCATTATTATCAGCAGTATCAAATTTAGCTAAAACTATATGTTTAAAGTCACCTGTTATACCTGTTAATGCAATATTAGAACCATCAAATTTAGCCACATTACTTGCTGTACTATTATCTAGTGTTTTACCTGTTAATGTTTGCCTAGCAATTGTACCTACTTCGCCTGACACAATGTCATTTATAATATCATCATTAACTGCATCTATTACATGTGTTGTATCTAAAAATATAATTTGTAACGTATTACTCAATCTTGATATTTCACCTTTTGCTAATGCTAAATTTCCCTTGTGATATATTCCACTCGCTGTTGGAGTTGGCATAATAAATCATCCTCTCTTTTTTAAAATATATTTTATATATCATCACACTAAATTCAAAATAATTCTTGGAATTATTTTTTCATCAATTACATTAAAAAGAACCTCTTTGACATCTGCACGAGGTTCATATTTTCTAACCTTTTCAATTATTTCTACTGTTAAAAATCCTTTTGCAATTTCTGTTGGGCTATCTATCATAGAATAATCAATTCCAAAATCTCTATCAAAAGGTACTGTTCCAACTGGAGTTGTGATTATAACCTTTATATTTTGATATATTTCTTCATCGCCTGTAGCACCAGCGTTGATTTCAATCTCTGTACTATTTAAGTCTATCATTGCGGCCTCCAACTAGTTGAGACATATTCTTTTAAAGTTACATCAATTTTACCACTGAATAATTCTCCATTTTTCATTAAAGTACCCCAAGCTTGTGATACGCTTGTAACTATCCATTTATCAACGCCAAGAGGTTTTCCGTTTATAGCCATAGTTTCAGCGTTGCCTCTTCTAGCTAAATCTACCCATATATTCATTTCATCTCGTGGTTTAACTCCGTAATTTCCATTTAAATCAATTGCGAATGTCAATGTATCTAGTCCTGGACTAATATATTCTGTTTTTGCTTTTCCACCTATTACTTGATGATCTGCAAAATTAGATGATACACTCCTGGTAAATCCACTAAAATTCATAATTCTTTTATCGCTTGTCTCAAAAATAACTTTTCCGTAAAATCCTAACATACAAAACCCCCTCTTAAGGTGGATAATTTGATGCGTTTATTGTTCCAGTTGCGTTAATATTTCCATCAACTTGTAAATCACCTGTAATTGTTATATCGCCATCTAAAATAATGTTTTCAGCACTTATAGTTAAAGTTTTAAGTGTTTTATTATATTCTAAAAATGAGTCTATACCTAAATCTTTTCTAAAAATATCTCCACCATAACTGCTTGGAGTATTATTTTGATTAAAAAATTTACCCAGGCAAATACCTCTACCCATAGTATAAAAAACACATAAAACACTATTGCCAACGCTTGGAGGATTATATTCAAAACTTAGTAATGGCAATTCCTTCGAAACCATATTATCCTTATCTGTGAAACTTACTCTCACTGATCCATTCTCATAATTTATAGATGATACAATTCCTATTCTTACATCCATCAATATCCCTCCAAAACCTTGTGAAGTTCTAAATCTGTATTAAATGAACTACCTATACTGTGTGTAACCTTATCAATATAATACTTTCCATTGAATTTGCCTAAACCATTAATTTGAACTGTTCCGGTTGCATATAATTCTAAATCACCCATTAAACTTGATGATAATGTGTTTTGTGACTTATTATGTTCCCTAAGTCTTGATTTAGTAACTATTTGAGCTTCTTGATAGTTATCAACAACTTCATTGATATAAAGTGTCTTTCCTTCTCCAATACTAAAAGTATAGTCATATTCATTATCATTAATATCTTTATACTTAATATTACACTTAGAATAACCTGTTCCAGATAGAGTTTTTGAAGTTGACCAAGACAACATATCATATTCATTTATTGTCTTAATAACTTTTTTTTGCTCATATTCTGACTCTTGAAATATTATTATTTTATCATTAAAAATTTTTATAGAATAAGCATACTTATTACAAAGTACATTTAAAAAACTTGAATCTGATTCATCATTTTGTTCTAAAAATGCTATCTTATAGTTTTTAGATGTATCAAATACAAGTCCTAACCCATATCTAGCAGATATTTCAGTTGCAATTTCTTTTATTGTTACATCTTCCCAAGTCTTATTTCTTCCCCTATCCATAAAATCCGTATTAGTTGGAGAAGATGTCCCACCAATTCCTACTGTTATTGGTCTGCCTGCAGGTGATATTTCATCAACTATAAATGAGCCTATAAATAATTGTTGAGAATCACCATCTCCACGCCAATTTATAGTTTTTAATGTTGCAGAAATTTTATCACCTTGCTGTGGAGTCCAAAATTCTAACCATTTTTTTGTTTCATCTTTTAAAGTTAATGAAATATCATCTGAGGCTCCTGATGCATTTTCAGTATATGATAAATCAATCAAATCCTTTTTTAAATCCTCAGTGATATTTACACCTTCATAATTTATTTCATAATCAATTCTTCTTGCTAACATTAGCTCATCGCCTCCATGGTGGAGTTTCAGTTTCGCTAGAAACATTAATTTCAGGGGTAATTAATTCTATTCCTGCAGTAAATACAACTGTTTCAACTAACGACTTAGTAAAATTTGCTTCAATCAAGTTTTGAGTATATTTTTCATTACCATATACTTTTTTAGATATGATATCCCAAGTATCACCTTGTACTGTTTTATACATTAATTATCACCCCTAAAAACTTAGTCTTTTTCTTCTACTCAAAACTCTGTTTAACATTCTTTCAAAATCATCTAATGCCTTATTGTTTGCATTTTCAACAGTTTTTGAATCACCACCCGAAACATGGAATACAGGTGCATAATTAATATTAACACCTGATCCACTATTACCAAAACCGTTTAGTAATTGTTCTGTTTTATTGTTTGGAATCACCTGTGAGCCGCGATTTAGATTCACGAGTTCAGGACCTCTCTCTCCGACTAATGCAGTCCCACCACTAAAAAAATTGGTACCTTTGTAAAGTTCAGGAATAGGCTTAATATTAACACCTATGCTTTTACCTCCAAATTTAGGTACCCAATCTGGAATGTTTACTTCAAGTGTATTTAGTCCATTTATAAGCATATTTGCTATTTTTATATAAATATTTACATAACCTTTAAACAGACCTACAATACCATCCCAAAGATTACTAAACCATTCACCAAATCCAGAAAAAGCACCTTTGATTCCATCTACTACACGTGTAAAAATACCACTAAACCATTCTCCAGCTCCAGCAAATTCACTTTTAACCCATAGCCATTCATTTACTAAAATTTTGGAAACAGTGTCCCAATTTCTATACAAAAGAACTATTACTGCTACCAGTAATCCTATACCTATTATAATAAGACCAAGAGGACTTGTTACAAAAGCTACAGCAACACCAAAACCAGTCGTTACTGCTGTTGCTATTGCACAAGAAGCGGCCCATAAGTCTAAAAAGAATACACCAATTCCTGTTGCAATATATGCCCCTTGCATATATAACTGATAAGCAAATATAGAACCTGCAACTCCTGCAACAATAGGCTCTATAGCTCCCCAATTATCAGAAATAAAATTAAATAATTCTGTACTTTTTGTAACAACTTCAGAAATATTACTAATCATTTCTGGTAATAAAGTGTTAGTAAAATATTCAAAACCTTCTTTTGCTAAATCTATAGCAAGAGGAAGTTTATCTTTAAATTCACTTGTTAAATTCATAACAATATCAATAAGAGGTTGTAATTTTTCTCTATTTTTAGATATAGCATCTTTTATTTGATTAAAGGCTCTAACTCCTATGTTTTTTGCATATATTATTTTATCACCTAACCAAACAAATCCATCTACAACATTAATCAAAACTTTTTGAATTTTAGGCATATTATCTAATATTATTTTTGCAAATTTAGCTTGAATAGGAAGTAGTTTCATACCTATCTGTTCTTTCATATCTCCATATGCATTAATAGCTTGCTGAATTTTACCTTGGTCAGTCTTTGCCATTTCCTTATTCATATCGCCAACATTATCTGTAATAACCTGTGCTAACATTGAAGCTCTTTGCTGTTCTGTTCCATATTTTAATACTTTTTCCTGTGCCGCACTAAAACTTATACCAATTCTTTTTAAACTTCCTACTTGACCATCTAAAACTTTACCCATCATATTAGCAATATTTACTGCATCCTCCTGTGTTCCACTCAAACCTTTTTGTTGAACTAATAAATTATTCATGGCAGGCAATAAACTATTAATTGAATCTGTATTTTTTACAAATGTTGCTATTTGTTGCATTCCTGCAATTTGAACTTCATCTCCTACCACTCCAACATTTTGTTGTTCACTTGCTAACATTTTAAGAGCATTGATTTGTTCATCAGTAGCATTTGTACGTTGTTTCAGTACTGTTTCAAGTTTTACCTCAGCACTAATCTGAGCCTTTGCTAGTTCTATAGATTCTGACATGAAACCTTTTATAGCACTAAATCCAACATACGCAACTGCAGCCGCACCCAAAGCTTTAAATCCATTACCTAAACTTTTCAAACTATTTTGAAAGGTTCCAGTCTGCCTTTGCATACCCCTTACATTCTGATTGTATCTCTGCACAGTTCTTGCAAAAGTAGAGTTAACTCTTCCACCAATTGCCAAAGCTATTTCATACTCTCTCCTATTTCCCATTTTCTTTACTCACCTCCTGAACTTCTTGAGTAATTGAAAAAAACTCATCAATTGATAAGTTCATAAAAAATTCAATGCTTGTAAATGTATTCATAGCTAGACGGATTGCAATTTTTCTCATTCGCAATCCGTCACCACTTCTTAATCCATGCTGTACAAAAAACTCATAACCCTGTTTTTAACCTTAGTAGATTCTTTAATTTTCATATTATCAAAAAATTCTAAAGGTTTTTTACTAGCTTTTGCAGCTAGTCTCATTAAAAATGGTAGTGACATTTCGGCTTGCATATATGCTATACCATTTTTTAAACACTGTTGGTCAACTTCTGTCATATCCTTAGCTGTTAAATCTTCTAAACCACTTAAATCTAACTCTGTATATTCTTGACCTTCAAAAATATATGGTTTATTAAACTTAACCAAATATTCAATTTCAATATTATTTTTTTTATTTATATCAACTACTTTATTCATAATTCACCTCTTATATTTGACTTTGAATTGGTCCTAAAATATCTTCTCCATTTAACTTGAAGATAAAGTTCAATTTATCTAATTCTAATATTTCTTTGTCATTTTCAATGACTTTAACATAAAGCACTTCTAATGTGTTTTTCGTTTCTGTCATTGCCGATACTGCCATTTTACCTAAATCTAGTGTCTTAGGTATAACTTTCATTACAATTTTCAAAGCTCTGCTTTGAATCCCACCACCTGCGAAGTCATTAAACTGTTGTGAACCTCTCAAGGTCAATGTTTTTCCACCGGGCTTCATTAAACTAAACGCTTTATCAAAAATTGTCTTAAAAGTAATTTCTGTAGTCATGCTACCAAAATGTCCAGGAGTCGCACTTTCAAATTCTCCTGCAATTCCTGCACCACTTACTGTTTCTGTCATGCCTTCCAATGAAGGAAGTGTAACTTCAGACGCAATTCCAACTAACTTTTCACCTTCATCATACACATTAAAATTAATTAATTTATCTGGTATTGGATTAACCATTTATATCACTCCTTTACTATATTGCTAATGCGTTAGGGTCAAATTCTAAAATATTCGTTATGCTCTCAACAGGTGGATAAGGTGTTAACGTTTGCCTAAACACTATCTTACCTTGAGATAATTCTTCCACTGGATTGTCACTAATTCTAAATTCTATGCCAGCTTCTGCGATTTGAAATCTTGCCTTAAATCCGTTCGCCCTGATATTTTCATCATCAACTATAGATTCAATTAGCTTTCGATTTAAAGGATCATCAACTCTATTGAAATAGGTTGTAATAAATGTATTTCCCCACCAGTCAAACATCCTTCTAACAGGTATGAATCTATCCTTTGGGTCAATTGACTCTGGGTAAGCCCCTGTATTGTTTCCCCAAATTTTAAACCCATTCATATTTAAGCACGTTATAACTCCATCAGCATTTATTGCATTAGCTTTTGTAAATGTTAAAATGACTTCTGTATCAGATTCCAAAACTAAACTATCTACAAATACAGATTTGTTAGATGGACTCACATACGGAACACCATCATTATCAATGTCAACTTTACCAATGTGAGCTCCTAACATAGCACTCATATAATATGTTTTAGAGTTATATGTTACTTTAGGCCAACAAACAATTGCATGTTTAACATTGTACAAATTTGTATCTTTTTCCGCTTTAACTGCATCATAAGTAGTTACCGTTGATGAATCTAAATCTAATATTGCATTAGCACTAAATAAACCACCTATATTTTCACAATTTGCAAGTAATTCTTGACCAATTGCAGGAATTTGAGAATATGAAGGTGCTAATAATAGCCCTGGAATAACATTTAAAGTTTGGTAAACTTCCTGAACTTTTTGTATTCCTGCGATTATATCAGCATTAGTTACTTGCGTTGGATCTAATTCGTCATGATTTATAGTAAGTGATGTTTCAGCTTCTGCAGCACCACCAACTACTAAAGTAATTTCTACTTGTCCAACATCATTAAATGCAATAGTATAATCATCTGCAATATCATAAGTTGTAAGTCCGTCACCAGATTTCACAACAACTGTATCAATTAATACACCTTCTATTTCTAGCGTAGCCTTCTTATTAACTACATCAATTTCAGTTGCTAAAACACTTGTAACATGAGTTGCAGGATCTAAAACATTAACTAAAACAATTGGTGTTACTGCATATACTTTAAAGCTCGCAAAAATGCTTTGACATAAAGTAAACTTCGCCCAATCATCACTATAACCAATTCTTGAAGCAACTTGGTCATAATTTTCAATTAGAATAGGTTTGTTCACTGCATCTGCAGGAGTTGTTAGTAAATTAATAGGTGCTGTTCCAACAACAAATTGTATTGCACTAGGAGAACTAACAGGTACATTTAAAGCTGTCGGATTTTCTTGAATATAAATACCGTGTTTATAAGCCATTCTTTATTACCTCCTTTAATTATATGAATATATGTTGCCATAAATCTCTTTTGTTTTCAATACTTTGCTCTTTAAATATTTACTTTTTATGATTTGATCTTTAGATTTTAAAAAAGGAAATTCCTATACTATTAAATT